TAAAGCAGAGGCCAAAAGAAAGTTTGACGTATATCCGTCTGCTTATGCTAATGCCTGGTTAGTGAAAACATATAAAAAACGCGGTGGCGGTTACAAGGGTGCAAAAAAAGCAGAAGGAGGCGAAGTGAGTAACAAAAATTTAAAACCAATACCAGCTGGCAATAAAGGCCTAGGTAAACTACCAACCAAGGTTCGTAATAAAATGGGATTTATGAAAAACGGCGGTGCTGTAATGGTTCAAGCTAGAGGTTGTGGCGCGATAATGGATAGCAAACGCAAACCCACAAAAGTGCCTAGAAGTTAAAATCATGGCTATAAGCAGAAGTAGCATAGGTAAATCTGTAAGCAAAGGATCTAAAAAAAAGAGAGATCCAAAAGTCGGCACTGGCAAAAAACCAAAAGGATCTGGTAGGCGTTTATATACTGATGAGAACCCTAAAGATACCGTAAGCATAAAATTTAAGACCATGGCAGATGCAACAGCTACAGTCAATAAAGTTAAAAGAATAAAAAAACCTTTTGCTAGAAAAATACAAATATTAACTGTAGGCGAGCAAAGGGCCAAAGTTATGGGTAAAACAGGTATCGCTAATGTCTTTAAAAGAGGCAAAGAACAAATAAGGAAAACCAGGAAAAAATAATGTCTTTAAAAGATTGGTTCGGCAAAGGCCCAAAAGGTGATTGGGTAGATATTGGCGCACCAAAAAAAGACGGTAAATTTCAAGCATGTGGACGGGCCTCAACAAAAGGATCTAAAAGAAAATATCCTAAGTGCGTCCCTAGATCTAAGGCCAAGACCATGTCTAAATCAGAAATAAAATCAGCGGTTAGAAGAAAACGTGCTAAAAAACAAGGGGTAGGTGGTAAGCCTACAAATGTTAAAACATTTGCCGCAAAAGGCGGTATAATTTCAAACAAGTCGAATATGGGTTTATTCGGCAGATCATAGGAGTAAATATGAAACATAAAATGAAAGCTAAAGGCATGAAAAAAGGCGGTAAGATGAAGTCTAAAGGTTATGCTAAAGGTGGTAAATTAAAAAAAGGCTTAAAAAATGTAGCAAAAAAAGGCGGTGCCGCTAAGCAGATGCCAGGACTTAAGAAAAAACCAGCGCCACAAAAAATGAAAAAAGGCGGTAAAATGATGGCCAAGGGGATGCGTAAAGGTGGCAAAATGATGTCAAAAGGCGGAGCTATGGGCGGCAAAAAGAAAATGGCTGGCAAAAAGAACATGGGCCTTTACGGCAGAAAATAATTTTACATTAAAGTATTGTGGCATACTTACATTCAAACATACCCTATTTTAAATGTTGGGTAAGAAAAGAATACACTCATAACCATGAGAATTATCATGGTGAGTTCTTACATGCAATGGCCGTTGGTGTTACATCAATGCCATGTAGATGTCTTAGTTTCCAGGTTATTTTTACAGGCATAGCTCCAGACGGCGAACCAGAAGATACGGTTCATGGTGGCGCTATGTGGGCCAGGATGCCAATTACATCTTTAGTCGGTGACACAGTTTTTGAAGAATGGCCAGAGCCTATGGCCGTGCATGATGCACAACCCTGGGATTGTTCATCCCATCATCATGCAGTCTATGTGATTGACAGGGCAACGCCTTGTCCCTGGATAGCAAAGATTGACGGTGAATTTTTCCCAGCTAAATACATGTTCACGGTTGACTATACTGAAAGCGAGATTGCAGATGATCCCGCACAACATAAACAAAGTCACGTTATGGAGCTTTTAGATGCTGGTGAATGGACAGGAAACATAGTGGCTTTACCAAACAATCGTGTTCGAGTGACACATCCGGCTTGGTTTACTCATGGAGAAGGAGCGCCAGACTTCCGACCCTCTGCTCATATACATTACTCTAAATCTGATTTAGACTATACGCTAGACGTAAATCGAGTTTTTGATAACTTGTATAACGACACGGAGGATTAAATGGCAACGTCCAGTAGCAAAAATTTTGAACCAGATGTAGCAGAATACATAGAAGAGGCTTTTGAGCGTTGCGGTTTGGAATTAAGAACTGGTTACGATTTAAAAAGCGCTAATAGAAGTTTAAATTTAATGTTAGCCGAATGGGCCAACAGAGGTCTAAATCAGTGGACCATTCAAGAAAAAACAGTATCTATGGTAAAAGATACCAGAGAATACAACGTTGACAGCACCAATGGGACAGCACCCATAGATGTATTAGATGTTTTTATACGCGAAACTGTGAGCTCTGAAACCACAGATTTGCCTATGACCAGGCTTAGCAGAGCTGAGTATTCACATATAGTAAACAAATCATCCACAGGCAAACCAAATCAATTTTTTATAGATAAACAAATTACTCCAAAAATATCTGTTTGGCCGACCCCAGATAAGTCGAGCACTTACACCGTGGTTATGAACGTTTTGACCAGGATGGATGACTCAGATTCAGCAACTAACACCATGGAAGTTCCATTTCG